TTAGACATCAACAAAGCGCAAGCGCATTGTGATGGACAGCGACGCCGCACCAGTGCCGGCAGCTGTTCCACCGATTGTCACCAGATAAAGGGCGCCTTCCTCAATATCAGCAATTGCGCCCGTTGTTGCCGCCTTGTAGACCGTGGGCATGCCCTTCAGCGGGAGGAAGAAGTCGCAGTCACGCACTGCCACTTCGGTGTAGTTCGTTGCAGCCGTTAGGTTGCCGATCAGATACGTGTCAACACGTTTCATGATCACAAAACGACCCGAGTTGGCGTCGTTGTTCATCGATTGAGCCGATGAGATCGCCAGGATGTCCGTGACAGACGGCAGCGCGCCAGTAGGGCGCTTGTCGTAGACGATCAAGAACGCAACGTCGTTCGCGGTCGCCGCCGAGCCGTTCTGCATCAGACCGCGAGCTTGGAGACTCTTCAGCATAATCTTCTTGCCGACCCGTTGGTTGACGCTAGCGCCTTGAGGGACCGTGTTCAACAGCGTCACAGTCCCAGTCGTGTCCACAGCGTAGTTGGCGGACGCGATGTCCACAAATCCTGTCTCGCCAGTAGCACGAGAACGAGCAGAGTTGCGAGCATTGAAACGACCAGACATCCGGCTCGACGCCACGGCTTGACGGGCGAATGAGCCTTTGATGCGTTTGAAAGTGGCACTTGGTCCACTTGTAGAGTAAGCTCGTTTACGGGATGACATTCTTCTTGTTCGAGTTCAGTCAGCCACAATCTTCGTTTAGCTAGGTTTGCCTGTGATAGGTTCACGGGGAGGGCCCGGATAGGGTAGGTTAGGGTTAGGGTTCAATCCGCATTTACGGGGGCCCGGTAGGGCCCCCGGGGCCCGGTTAAGGCATCCGGTAGCACGTTTCGTGCGTGACACAAGCATAACACTAATTCATACTATCTTCAAATTGTTGAATCAATTTAGAGGAACGAATCTATATAATTTGACCAATGAAATTGGAGGATTAACAAATCCGGTTAATTAATATAAAGACTTAAAGGGACGAAGTCAATTGTGAAACAATTCGATATTACCCTTTAAGTCTTATACCCTTAGAAAATCTAGGGGTATGGGCCCGGAAACACACACCCTTAGTTTTTGTCCGTTTTCCGTTTTTCAT